CGATCTTTTCCTTTGATTCCAAACTCAATGACTGCACATCGCGAGTGGAGGGGTTCAAGGATTTTATTTTTATAGTTGCAGGTAAAGATGAATCTGCAATTGCCAGCGAACTCCTCAATAAACGCCCGTAACAGGAGTTGTACATCGTTGGATGTGTTGTCAGCTTCGTCAATGATGATGACTTTGTGTTTAGAATCTGACGTAAGCGATACGGTCGAAGCGAAATTCTTCGCATTGTTTCTGACAGTATCGAGGAATCGTCCCTCATCGGATCCATTGATGACATAACAATCTACTCCAAGTTCTCTACATAATGCCTTTGCTACTGTTGTCTTGCCGATGCCTGGAGGACCAGCAAGTAGCATATTAGGAATCTCACCTTTATCTAGGAAAGATTGAAAGGTCTTCTTGATTTGTTCAGGAAGGATACACTCTTCAATAGTCTTTGGGCGATACTTTTCAACCCAAATAAAGTCGCTCATAATAATAAAAAAAATTAGTTATTCAAAAACAGGCATAACACGTCTCCTCATTTCCTTGAGATCTTCTATGTTGCTTCCATAATGACCAAGGTTCATATGAAGACAATCAATAAATCTCAAATCCTCACGTTCTGCATCATAAGTAAAATGATCACAGAACTCAATTATTTCTTGAGGGACTTCTATCTGCCTATATTCATATTCAATAAACATAGTCAAATCCAGTCAGGTTTACGATGTGGTAACCTGAGATAATTATCGCATACCCAAGGTTTAGATGCAATATACATCTTGTAAGCAGTGAAGATATCAATGCTTGTATCACACTTGAACTCATCAGGTCCTGCAAACACAAAGGGTGTTGTATCCTTCCCGCTGCGCCCTTGAGGGTCTGCAGTGGGTAGTATCTCCTTTGCTGCTAGAAGGGTCTTGTGGCAGGTGTGAACCTTACCATAGCGAGCAGTGTACTCTTCACACATAGCAAGTCCGTGAGCAAGTAACCACTGCCAATTGGTTACAAATTCATTCGCCCACTTGGTGCAAGGATGATTGCGAAATGCTCCCTTCTCAGTTGCATATGGAGTTCCATCTGCTTTAGGGAGAGTGCCAAAGTTATGTCCCCATTTTTCAGAGCACACAATAGCAAGCATCTGGCAGGTCTCTAAGGGCATCTTGACAATGTGCTTGTCAGGGAGAACCGTAGCAGACTTGTATGGGGATGGATCCGTAACAAAGATGTTCATATCAAAAGTTTACTAACGCTAATTGAAAGTAGGAACGTTAACATTATAACAAGGTCCCACGCCCTAGTTCTAATAAAGTATGGGATTGTAATCAAATCTGCAACAAAATGTATTAGGACCCCCCAAAAAGAACTGACGTGAAGAATAATAAAGTAGGCAACAATAACTCCAATGCTACCGACAATTCTCATCCGAACTAGTGTATCATCCAAAAGTCGAATCGGGTTCAAGGGCAATATAATAGGTAAGATTATACTTAGTGTTAGTGAATTTTGCCAGCAGTTTAGAAGAAACAACTACATCATAAGCACCAGGAATAATCTTGATGTTCTCAACTTTGAAGTTGAATGAAAATTCTTTATCGGTTTCACCAACAACGATAGCATATTCGTTAGAAGTATCATTCTTCTTATCACGAACAACCAGTTTGATTACACCTGCTTCTCCGATAGCAGAAAAGTCTGGAAGTTGATAAACCTGAGCTGCTTTAACTAGTTTTTCAAGAGAAGCACTATCCAATTGGAAACAAACATCTTGAGTAGGAAGAGTAATTTCTTTTTCTGGAGGAGAAACAATTACAGCAGGATCTGCATAAAAATACTTTACGCGCCTCTTACCTTCTTTGATGCTCAAGTAACTATCTTGATTAAAATCAAGATCAGGATCCTGGTGAAGACTTAGACCATTCAAAAATTGATTTAAATCATAAATTGCAAAGTCACGGGGAAAATCTTCTTTAATATCTGCTTCTGCCAAAATGTTTTTAGCAACAGAAATGGTGCGAAGTCTGTTGCCCTCTTTGACCAGAATAGAATTGTTGATGCCAGCAAAGTTCTTAAGAACAGTTAGCGTGTTGTCAGACAGTTTCATAGTATTGGGATTAAATTTTATCACTGAGGATAGGTTTCACGTTTTGCATTTTTATCATTAAAATGCATTAGAAGTACAGCATAGTGCAAGATCTTCATAATGTCACGACGGGCAGTGCCCTTCTTATCATATCGTGACGCATACTTGAGGATGTTGCTGCGACAGAATGCCTCACCATCACCACAAGCTTCGATAAGATCAAGAGTTTGAATCTTATCATCGCCAGCAGAATAGTGCTGGTCATATGTTCTAGTGATGTAATCTTTCAGTTCTTTAATGATTACATCTTCACTATACTTCTGTCTATTATTAGATTCAGATTTTTTATCCATAGTAAGGTCAAAGGTAATGTGGTCTTCGCCACCAAAGGTCATAGGTACAGGTTGTGCTGCAAAGGGACCAGGATCACCAAAATCAATTACGCCGTCATAGTAAGAACTACCAAACGTGATTGTATCGTTAGACATAGCACCTGGGAGATGAGATCCTAGATTTAGCATACCTTCATAGTTGTCTTCACCAAGAGATTCGTTCATAGTATCGTAAAGTAAACTCCAAGCATTAGTCATTATATCAGGCAGTGGTGTAAGTGTCAACGGTATCTTCAGAAGGCATCACAAAGTCAGCATCAACCTTATCATACAATTCCAAGAATGCTTGTTTAGTCTCATCATCGAAACGATTTACACAGACTTGAATTGCCTTTGCCTTATCACCAAAAATACTGTATGCACGAACAATGTGAACAAGACGACGGGTGCTAATAATCTCCTCAATACCACCATCATAGAAGGTCTTACGGATAATGTCTGCCCAATCAGCAAGTCGCTTGCAGAAGTTCTCATCAGCACAGATTTTACTGAGAATCTTAATCTCAGTAATGGCAGTGGGATACTCTTGCTCAAAGGTTACAGGGAATCGCTCAAGGAATGCTTCGTTAAGCACGTTAGTTCCAATGAATCGTCCGTCGTCTGAACCTTTACCTTTAGTGTTTGCGGTTGCGATGACATTGAAACCTGCAGTGGGGTGTACAAACTTCCCAATTTTTTTGAGAAAGACTCCATTTCCTTCAAGGATACTCTGGAGACAGAGAATTTTGTTAGAAGCGAGGTCGATCTCGTCAAGGAGCAGGACAGCTCCTCGCTGGAGTGCTTCAATGACTGGGCCATTGTGCCAGACGGTTGCGCCATTAACAAGGCGGAAACCGCCAATAAGATCATCCTCATCAGTTTCAATAGTAATGTTTACACGAATAAGTTCCCGACCCAATTGAGCACAAGCCTGTTCTACAGAGAACGTTTTACCATTACCCGAAAGACCCGTAATAAACGTTGGATAGAATACACCGGACTGAATAATTTTTTTAATATCACCGAAGTTACCAAACTTGACGAAGGTATCATCTTTTACGGGGATAAGATTTTGCTCTACAACAGACATGGCAGGAGGTGCCTGATAGTTTTGTTCCAGTTTCTCCTGAACCGTTAGATTCCAGCGACCACGACCAGTTTTGTAATCGGAAAGTTTATTAGATACCGTCTGATAATTGCAGTCATTCATAGCACACCATGCTTTGATATCAGCACTAGTGACACTTTCACCATAACTGGATTGAAGAGAACTCAAGATGCCTTCTTTTGAAAGACCCATTTGACTTGCTTTGTTTGAACTGAACTAATTATACTAAAAAGGGGGCACTTTGAAGTAACCCCCTGTGACAGTTATGTAAGTGGATTACTAATCTTCAACATTTTCGATTTCTTCAATCAGGGATTCTTTGCTATGTCTTCTGTCCAATTCAATACCCAGTGTTCTACCATAATCTTCCAATTCTTTCTTACTCATTTCTTCAAGAGGACTTGCTTCAGTAAGAACTTCCTCTTTAGGAGTAACTAGAACTTCTTCTACAACGGGTTTAGGAGCAGGTGCTGCCTCAACCTTAGGTACGGGTGGTCCGCCTTTAAGTAAATCTCCGAACTTGCTCATTAGTCTAACAGTAATTTTGAATTATTTATTAAAAAAGGAGGTCCTAAAACCTCCAAATAATTATTCAGGAAGTCCCTTTACTCCTGCTCTCTTATCAGCATAATATCTCTTTAATGCTTCTTTAGATCCTGGATTATTTGGATTGTACCAAGAAGGTCTCCCCATCTCCATATTTCTCTGTCTGACTTGAGTAGATGCTTCACGAGCATTGCGATCACTAACAGCACGAGGATCTAAATTATTCAATCTAGTTTTTTCTCTCGTAGCAGCGCGAGTTGCATCCTTTACCTTCGATGCTGCAGTGCTCTGATTAAGTCTATTGACAGCATCTGTTGCTTGACCTTGGCGAAGTCTCAATGCCCCAATCTGACCAGATGGCATTTGTGTTGGTGCTTTATTAAACATTCCACCAACTTTAGTAACTAAACCTTTAACAGCAGGAATTTTTTTTGCATTTCTAATAGCAACACCAGCAAGTTGTTTTAAAAATTCTTGAAGTTGCTCCTCATTCAAATTTGCCATCATATACATTGTATCCTCTTCACTATATCCTTCTTCAATAAACTGACCTTTGACAATATCAAAGAGGTCTACACTTTGGGAGAGATTAAGGGATTGCGTAATTTTTTTAGTTGCATCAGGAGTTCTCCTTTGAGTTACACTAATACTAGTGTCTGGATTAACTTTCGTTTTTACAGTATTACCTGTTGCAACTGTACTAGACTTAACTGTATTATTTACAGAAGACTGTGTATTTGCAGGAATCCCACTCTTAACAGCAGCAACTTCTTTTTGAATCTTATTTTTTTGAGCAAGTCGATCTTGTTGAGCACGAAGAGCACTACCGGTAGGTGCCTGCTTATTCAAAACAGATGGTCTGTTAGCAGATTTAATAGAAGCATTAACTGATGCCTGTCTTTGACCCTGCTGTACACCAGCTTTGATAGCACCTTCTTCCCCCTTACCTGCCGATCTTGCTGCTTGTGCCGCTCTCAATTCTGCAGACGTAGGTGCTCTCCTCTCAAACTTTGTTCCACCAGGAGTGGTTCCGATTGCTGGTTTATTAGTTGCCTTAAATGCCTTATCACCGAATGCCTTTGCATCACCGCCAGATTTTCTTAATCTATCATATTCCTTATTAATTTCAGCTTTGGATGAATATGTCTTACCACCAACTGTATATGTTTGGGTTGGTTTTGGGGTAGATGCTGGTGGAGTTTTAGTCTCTACTGGTGGAGTTTTAGTCTCTACTGGTGGAGTTTTAGTCTCTACTGGTGGAGTTTTAGTCTCTGCTTCTGCTTTTTTAGCTGCTTGCTGCTTTCTGAATACTTCGATACCTTTATCCAGATTACCATCACCAAGTCTTTTCAAATTAGCTTCACCAGTCTGTCTGGTTCTATATTTTGCATCTACACTAATTGCACCATCAGAAGTTCTTCGCCTCTCATCGGAAGACTTGAAGGTTCCTTGTGGAAACTCTTTGTCGTATTGAGCTCTCTTACCTTTTTCTCTCTCAGCCTCACCAGCAGCACCGCCACCAGCTTGTTGAATGGTACGATCCCTGTTTACTCTTGCAGTTTCTTTCTCTTTTGCTCTTTGTTGTAATGTATATTTTGCACCATCAGTTTCAACCCTCATACGGGCTTGCGTGGCGCTCATTCCATTTTTGATATATTTTTGCATAGCAGCATTACCGCCACCATTCTTAAATCCTACTTCACTTTCAGATATGACTTCAGGTTGCTCATAAACTTTAGCGTAAGCCTCTTTGAGAGACTTCGCTCCTTTACCAGTTAGTCTATCCATCAATCAACCCTCCTCAATTTGTTCAAACCACTGTTCACTCATTCCACTAATAATGGAATCTGCAGAATCTACGTCTGTGGCGTAACCTTCCTCAATGAGGTGTGTTACAACCTTTTCATAGATCTCTTTAGTCTCTTTTAATTTCTTAGGGGAAGGTTTCATCTCTAGACACTTTTCTATAATCTTATTTATTCAAGCGATAAGTTCAATAAATTCACCTAAAACTTTCTTATTCATTTTCTTACTTTTCAGACTCTTAGCAAAAGCAGACTTAATCTTTGCCTTAGTGGCACCATCATCAACATCAAACTCAGAATCATTAGAAAGTGCAGTACCAGAAAGTCCAAAATAAGTATGATATCCAGATTTGTGAATAGCAAATGCCTTTTCCTTTTTCCAATCTTTTTGAATCTTATCAAAGTTTTTACCACCCCAACCAGTATATCGACGGATGAAACTATTAGCATCACGAGATTGGAGAACACGAATGCCGATGAAGTTTACATCAATAAACCTATCACGAAGATTGCGAAGCATAATATCAGTAAATTCATACCACTCACAATCAAGAGAATAAGTATTTCCAGTTTTGCGATCTCGAAGGAAAGCATTATTGTAGATAGTACCAGTTCCAATAAAGGGTTCGTGCTCCCAGTGACGTTGAATTTCGCGATGAAGTTTTAGAGGAGGTGCTTCACCATCAGTCATCACAACACACTGAACTTTTTGAAGTTTATTCTCTTTCTTAAATTGAGGTAGAATCTGATGCAAAGCAATCATTGATTCATTAAGGGGAGTCCCAGAAAGATTCAATCCAGTAGGAATAGGAAGCATACCATAACGACAGAATGAAGATGCCAAACGAAAGAAATTTTTCATTTGCTTTTCCATTTCTTTCAGGTTAGTTTTACTAGTGAAGATATTCATCATTGAAAACCACTCAGCAACATAGAGAAGACCCTCACGCTTTTCATAAGGAAGGTCACGAATCTGTGGATAACCATCATTATTGTAAGTAACAAGGGGATAGTCGTTAGTGAAAGCATATACTTCAAAGGGAATAGAAACCTTCTTACAGAACCACATTAGATTATAAAGTTGTTTGAGAGTATCCATCATCACATCACACATAGAACCACTCCAGTCAAGAATAAAAACAAGACCATGACTCTTGCCATCAGCAAGCGTAGTTACTTTTTTGAATATATCTTCATTATAATTGTAAGTATGCAATTTAGAACAATCAAGAATGCCAGTGCGAGCAGTAGTGGCACGGGCATAGGAATCTGCAGATTTTTTACACTCAAACTCTTTTACCAGATAGTTGACTTCTTTCTGAGCAGATTTTTTAAACTTCAAAAATTCTCTATCAACAAAACCAAACGCCTGTTCTTCAGTAACCTCATTTTCCTCCATTAATTCATCCCACTCATTAAAACGAGAGTGAATTTCAGAATTAGGAACAATAATTTTTTTCAAGTTAACTTTAGGAACTTCAACATATACATTCTCATTACCGCTATTGGATGCAAGTTCTTTAAGAGCTTCCTCCAAACTATTCATAGTAGAAACTTCAGGATCTTCTAAACTCTCACCATCATCAGAAGATTTACCATCTTTGGATTCCATATCAAAGTCATCATATTCCTGCTGAGGTTCTTCATTAATTCCTTGTTCAATACCAGATTCTTGACTTTGATTAATCTCAGGTTGATCTTCTTCACCTTCCTGACCACCTTGCATCTGTAGGTCATCAGTCTTAGTCATCATCTCTTGCTGTTTCTTACAAAACTCATAAAGTTCTTTAGAAACTTGAAGAACATCATCGAAAGTCTCAGTATCAGAAATTTTCTTCATCAACTGATTTTCATCTTCAGTAAAGGTAATACTTACAAAACTACCAATCTTAAACTGAAGATTTGCTTTATCAGCAAGATTCATTGTATTCAGATTCTCATTCTCAATCTGAAAGAAATCATTCTCCGCCAATTCTTGATATCCACGATAGAAGGTCTTAGATATACCTCCATATCGACGCTTCATTAGTTTTTCGATTCGCACATCTTCAACTACATTCACAAACTGTGGAGGAACTTTAATTTCTTTCAACCAGTTGCGATCAGGAGTGTAAAGTGCGTGTCCGACTTCGTGTCCGACAAGCATATCATAAACTTGACTACTTGCCTTTTCCCACATTGGCAACGTCAGAACACGAGTATGAACATTGAAACAAGCAGTTTCACAATACTTATGCTCAACTACCAAATCTTCGGTTGCCAGAAGTTTAGCAAGTTGAGATTTGATTTCGTGTGAGACTGCCATTGCTTGGTTGCGTATGGATCTATTATACAAAAAAAGGAGGTCCGAAGACCTCCCAGTAGACAGTTTATAAACTGGTTCTATTTGGATTGTTTACCTTCAACAATACTCTCTTTCCACCCTTCACTCATATTTGCCATAATGGCGACCGCAGCCTCCTCAGTTTCAGCAAAACCTTCATCAATCAGATGACCCTTGATAATATCAAATAGGTCTACATTTTCATTGTTTACAGTTCCAGCAGCAACACCTTTTTCCTGTGGTGTTTGAGGTCTGCGCTTACCCATTCTTGCTGCTTCTGCTTCAGAAGATTGATTAGCGGGACCAATAACTGTTTTAACAACCTTTTTGACAGCACCCATCATACCACCCATCTCACTGATGGTATCTTCCTGATGTTCAACGTGCTCATTATGTGCTTCCATAGTAAGAACATCAAGTTCTTCTACAGAGACATCTTCTACAATACCGTGCTCAAATTGAACATTATAGTGTGAAACGAAACCGTTCTCATCGGGAACAGCGTGCTGACCGAAAATGGTTTCACCTTCACCCCATTGCTCAGAGCAGACTTTCTTAGCACAATTGTGATCGCCCTTTTCAGACTTACTTACACAATCACCCTTTTTCTTTTTACCATATCCCTCATAAACGGAAGCATATGCCTCCATAAGAGATCTTACTTCTTTTGCTTCCATTGTAATATAGAAAAGTTATTCTCCTTTATATTTAGTGTTGTATTTCTTTCCGCGCCAAGAAAATTCTGCTTTACCTTTCTTTCTAGCATCCGCAAATGCTGCATCAAAATTCTTAGCAGCAGAACTCATCTCCGTAGATCTTTTTACTTGTGCCTCTTTCTTCGCTATCTCTTGCTTCTCCACATTTGCTTTAGCAGATCGTTCACCAGTTGGTTCTG